TGGCCAAAAGATTTGGCTGGTGAATATCTAACCATATCAGACACTGGTTGGTATTCTAAGATGTATGCTATTATGGTTAAGATAGCAGGCAACGCAACATACAGAGGCTATCCTATATCATCAACACAGATTGCTGAATTATGTAAACAGTTTGATGTAGAGAATGGTAACTGGTATGAGAACCGCCCATTGGAGACTGAAGCCGATAGGGCCCTTGAGTATATTTACAGAAATGGAACACTATAATGAAAGCACAAAGAATTGCTAAATCTCAAAAAGCACGTATCCGTCGTAAAAAATTAAAGGTTATTCTTGAAGAGAAGACCGAAAGATTGTATGCAAAAATGAGAAGGGCACGTAGGTCTCGATCATGCAAACAATAGTTTGGCTCACAATTTTATTGGCTCTTTGTACGATATCCATAACTTGGGCGTATCAAACATATCTAAATGGTATGACTCGTCATAAAAAATTAGAATATTCGGTAAAGGTTCTGGTTATATGTGTAAGCATATTCCAAGGCTTACTGGTGATATTACAAATCTTAGTATTAATGATAGTGTAACATATTTGTTACAATATCGCATTAAATACAAAAAAAGTTAAAAAAAGTAAAAAAAACACTTTACATCTGTGTTTGTTTGTAGTATAAGAGTTATAGAAACAATAACTAAGGAATTATATTATGTCAAACTCAAACGTATTTTCATCAAACATGGAATTTTCAACTACTAAATTCGATAACTTCTATAAAGCTACTAACTCAATTTCACCTTGTTACTTAGAGCAAGTAGCATGTGTTGGTTGGGTTGCTTCTTATGAAGATCCTAAGTGGAAGCAAACAGGTCTATCATATGAAGATGCTGTTGCAGAATTTGGTTTTAAGAATGTTAAAGCTAAACCTAATGGTTGTGTTAACGGAGATTGGTTAATCGAAGTTAAAGATGGCTTCACATCTGATGAAAAGGAATTCGATACTCCTACACAAGCAATTGCTTGGTTAGAAACTAAGGTTCCTTTTTCAATGAAACTAGCAGAATTTATATAATTCAACTGAGAGGGTTTACAAAGCCCTCTCTTTATGCTATAATGTTTACAAACTTGGAGATTTATATTATGAGAAAACCTTCTATTGAAATTGCAATTAAAAAAGCTGGTACTTACCTTGGTTACTTTACAATTGCTGAGCACACCACAAACGTCAGCAATGATAAACCTTCTCGCACATTTGAGAAATTGGTTTTTACTAAAGCTGATGGTATGGAAACACGTGACTATAAAGCAATGGGTGATATTGTATATGGTATGTATGTTAACGACAGCTTGGTCAAGATTGGTAAAGCTGGATCAACAAATGGTTGGGCTGGACGTATCGGTACATATGGTGTCGATCCTAAAGGCGAAGCAACCAATCGTAAGATCATTACTCATCTAAAAGAAGATTTCACATATGAAACTCGTGTTGATGTTTATGGTATCTCAGTACCACGTGTACACTCAGAATACTTTTGCCCAGTAACTAATGGCACTGTATCTATTGATCTACCTCGTAATCATCAGGTAGAAACTCACTTAACAGCAGAAGCAGAAGCTGAGGGTATCGACCTTATGTTCTGTACGCAGAAAGTTTAAATTATGACAAAAATAATATCACAATCAGCACCTCTATTCGATAATGAAGAAGAAACTGTCGTATGGGATTCAGCTAACACACCTGACTGTTGTAACTGCAAAAGTTATAAAAGAGGTGGTAGGGAAGAAGCCATTGGTGTTCGTAAAGCTGAACTTCATGTATCAATTGAAGATGCTTTAAAAATGAAAAAGCGCAAACATGCATTTAAAAGAATTAAAAATGTTGATGATGAGACATGGGAGAGAATGAAAAAAAGTGGGCCTAGACCTCCGGAACTCGACCGTCGTGAAATATATTGTTGCATTGTTTGTGTTAATGCCTTTTATGGAGGAAAAAGAATTGAGAAAGAAAAGCATCAATGGGAAGCTGAAGGCGCACTTACTCTTGGTCAGTAGAAATTTTGATTGCGCTATATACAGTGCGTACAAAGAAAGGTAAAATATGAAAAAGATTGCTATCGTTGGTCATGGTTATGTCGGTAAGGCATGCGAATATGGCTTTAATACTAAAAAGAATAAGATCCAGTTGATTGATCCATTTCTCTATAATAATTCTGTTGACGATATGACTGATGTCGATGTGTCATTTGTCTGTGTTCCCACACCGTTTGGTGATGATGGTCAGATAGATGCCTCCATTGTTGTTGATGTCACAAACAAACTTATTGAGAAAACTACTGGTCTGATTGTAATTAAGTCAACAGTTATCCCTAGTATTGTAAAAGAACTAAGCACTAAGAATAGCCGAGTGATTTACAATCCAGAATTTCTAACTGAGCGTAATGCTCTTGAAGATTTTGTAAACCCACCTATGCATATATTTGGTGGTGAAGGTAAGTCTGTAGACACCCTTGAGAATTTATATAATAAGTTCAGTCGTTGTAAGCCAGCCCCTGTATATAAGATGGCTGCACAAGATGCCGCTTTTGTAAAGTATGGCATTAATAGTTTTCTTGCCACTAAAGTTATGTGGTTCAATCAATATAAGGAGTTAATTGATAGTCATGGAGCCGATTACGATAATATTATTACTGCTGTTGGCACTGATCCCAGGATTAGTCACAGTCATACTCAGGTTCCTGGTCCTGATGGTCGCAGTGGTTTTGGTGGTGCTTGTTTCCCCAAAGACACAAATGCTTTATCTTCATTTGCTGGAGCAGATCACCTCTCTATTCTAAAGTTAGTTATTGCAGAGAACAATAGTGTGCGTTCTCAATATGAATTAGACGCCAGAGAAAAAGAGCAGAATGTTGTTTACATATCTTAATTGGTGTGTTATAATACAATATATAAGGAGAATTAAATGGCACATGTAATGATTACTGGTTGCGCTGGGTTTATTGGTTATCACCTAGCACAATCTCTACAAGATGACGGACACACGGTGTCTGGCTTTGATAACTTTAACCACTACTATGATGTTAGTCTAAAAAATGCTCGAGCAAACAATTTGCGTGAACGTAGTATTGAAGTATCGTATGTTGATCTAAAAGACTTAACTGGTCTTACTGAATTTATGAAACGACATAAACCAGATATTGTAATGCATCTTGCAGCATATGCCGGTGTACGACACTCGTTAGAAGAACCACAAACATACATTGATAATAATGTGACTGGTACTCAAAATCTAATCGAAGCTTGTAACGCCGCTGGTGTTGATCAAGTTGTTTATGCTTCTACATCATGCACTATGGCTGGTAATGAACTACCATGGAAAGAAGACGAGAAATGTGGTTATCAATTAAACCCATATGGCTTTACTAAGTTTACTAACGAGTCACAGTTTATGTCTAGTTCAATTACCAAGACAGTTGGTCTTCGCTTCTTTACTGTTTATGGTCCATGGGGTCGCCCTGATATGGCACTATTTGACTTTACTAAAAATATTGTGGCTGGTGAGCCTATTCAACTATTTAACTATGGTGATATGATCCGTGACTTTACATATGTTGATGATATTGTACAAGGCATTAAGATTGTTCTTGAAGATACTCAAAAACGTAATGGTGACAAATATGATACTATCTTTAATATTGGTTATGGTGAACAAGTCAAGCTTGTTGATTTTGTAGATCATATCGAAACCAATCTTGGTCGTGAAGCTATCCGTGATCTAGTGCCTATGCACCCTGCAGATACACATGCCACTTGGTCTGATACTACTAAACTGCAAGCACTTGGTTATAAACCAACTACACCTATTGATGTTGGTGTAGAAAACTTTGTAAGTTGGTATAAGGAGTATTATAATGTCAACTAAGTCGGCAGCAGATCGTCTCATGGAAGGTGCTTGTGAATATCACGGCATCTCTATGAAAGAACTGCACCAACGGATTACTGTTGGTGGAGAAAATCTAATGCATCAATATTATTTGTGGGCATTCCCAGATGGCTGGTAAGAAAACTGGTATCACAGCATCTACATTTGATTTACTTCACGCAGGGCATGTTGCTATGCTCCGTGAGGCTAAATCTCAATGTGATTATCTAATCTGTTGTTTACAGATTGATCCTTCTGCAGATAGAAAAGAAAAGAATGCACCAATTCAAACTGTTGTTGAAAGATATACACAACTTGCAGCTGTTAGATATGTTGATGAGATTATTGTATATGCGTCTGAACAGGACTTACTAGATATATTGCAAATGTATCCAATTGATGTTCGCATCCTTGGTGACGAATATAAAGAAAAAGATTTTACTGGTAAAGATATATGTCGACAACTCGGCATTGGTTTATACTTTAACAGCAGAAATCATCGGTTCTCAAGTACAGACTTGAGGACTCGCGTATGTGAAAATAAAGGAAAGAAATCTACATGAGTATAATGGACAAACTCAAGAAGAATAGTAAACTGAAAAACACTGAGGTGCTATCAGAATCAAGTTTCTTCAACAGTAAAGAAATGGTACCGACTTCGGTTCCCATGGTTAACGTAGCCTTATCTGGCTCAATGGATGGTGGCTTGGCTCCTGGTCTTACAGTATTAGCTGGACCATCCAAACACTTTAAGACATCATTTGCTTTACTTATGGCTGGTGCTTATCTTGAAGCACATAAAGATGCAGTAATGCTATTCTACGATTCAGAGTTTGGTTCACCTCAAGCATACTTCCAACAATTTGGTATTGATACCTCACGTGTACTGCATACACCTATTACCAATGTAGAAGAATTAAAGTTTGATCTTATCTCTCAACTTGAAGGTATTAATAAGAAAGATAAAGTAATTGTTGTTATAGATTCAATTGGCAACCTAGCATCTAAGAAAGAAATGGATGATGCTATTAATGAGAAGTCTGTTGCAGATATGTCTCGTGCTAAACAGCTAAAGAGTTTGTTCCGTATGTGTACACCATATCTGGCTATGAAAGATATTTCTATGCTTGCTGTTAACCACATCTACCTAGAGCAAGGCTTATTCCCTAAAGCTATTGTATCTGGTGGTACTGGTATCTATTACTCAGCTAATGATATTTGGATTATTGGTCGCCGTCAGAATAAGACTGGCACAGAGGTTACTGGTTATGACTTTGTTATTAATGTTGAGAAGTCTCGGTCTGTTAAAGAGAAATCAAAAATCCCTATCTCAGTATCGTGGGAAGGCGGCGTAGAACAATATTCTGGTTTGTTAGAAGTTGCTCTTGCTGGTGGCTTTGCTCAGAAACCAAGTAATGGTTGGTATGAAGGTGTTAATCCAGCAACTGGTGAAATTCTTACTAAGAAATCACGTATGGCAGATACACTTCAACCAGAGTTTTGGTCACGTATTTTAGGCGAGACAACCTTTAAAGAGTTTGTCAAACATCAATTTACTATTGGATACAAAGCGGAGGTAGAATTAGATGTTGAGTGAGAATACAGATTTTGAATTAATCCCAGGAGATGATGATGCTTGGGCAGTCCGTATTCTTAAAGGCGAGTTTATTGAAACTTGTATTGCATTTGGAGAAATTAAAGTTGATGGCACAGATAAAGATCCTCTGATGTCATTTAACTTTGGTGTAATTGAAAGCCCTGACGAAGACCTTGATAGTTCAAATAATGCTTTACAAACTCTCGCTGGTGATATATTATACTCAATAATGCTTAACGCTATAGAAAAAGATGAACTAATCACAAGGGAAAGTAAATGAATATTGAACAGGTTATCCTTCGCAATCTTTTGGTTGATGAAAAGTATATGCGTAAAGTATTGCCTTTTGTTCAACCAGAATACTTTGAAGGTGTCTACAAAAATCTATTTAAACAGGTTGGTAAGTTTGTTGCAAAGTATAACAAACTGCCAACTCTGGAATCTTTTAAGATTGAACTAGATGAAGCAGATGGTTTCTCAGATGAGCACTACAGACATGCAGTAGAAATTCTACCAGAAATTTTCAAAGAAGAAGAAATTGACCAAGAATGGTTAGTTGATAAGACTGAGAAGTGGTGCCAAGATAGGGCTGTACATAATGCAATTATGGAATCCATTACAATTATTGATGGTAAACACCCATCTTTATCAAAGAACGCCCTACCTGACTTGCTCACAAAGGCTCTGGGTGTCACCTTCGATACACAAATCGGTCATGACTATATTGAAGATTTCCAAAAACGGTTTGACTTCTATCATACAGAAGAAGAAAAAGTGCCATTTGATCTGGAAATGTTTAATAAGATTACCAAGGGTGGCTTGCCTAACAAGTCTCTTAATATTGCACTAGCTGGTACTGGTGTTGGTAAGTCTTTGTTTATGTGTCACATGGCAGCTGCAGCTATGGAGATAGGCAAGAATGTATTGTATATCACTATGGAGATGTCAGAAGAAAAGATTGCCGAACGTATAGATGCAAATATTCTTAACATACCAATTGATCAACTTGATACTTTATCTCAATCAATGTATGCTGAAAAGATTGCCAAGGTTAAAAAGTCTACCAATGGTAAACTAATCGTAAAAGAATATCCAACTGGTTCAGCCAATGCATCACACTTCAGGGCACTACTCAATGAACTTAAACTAAAGAAAAAGTTTGTACCACAGATGATCTTTATTGATTATCTAAATATCTGTTCTAGTGCCAGAATGAAAGCCATGGGAGGATCAATTAATTCTTATACATATATTAAAGCCATTGCAGAAGAAATGCGTGGGCTTGCAGTCGAGTTCAACGTACCGATTGTCTCTGCAACACAGACGACGAGGTCTGGTTTTGGTAACTCAGATGTTGGGCTTGAAGACACGAGTGAGTCTTTTGGATTACCCGCTACAGCAGACTTAATGTTTGCACTTATATCAACAGAAGAATTAGAACAGCAAGGGCAACTATTAGTTAAACAATTAAAGAATAGATATAATGATCCAACTTCTAATAAGAGATTTGTTGTTGGTATTGATAGAGCAAAGATGCGCTTGGTAGATGTAGATAATTCAACCGAGGGTCTTGTACAAGATGTGCCAGTGTTTGACAACTCTAAAGCACAAGACAAATTTAACAACTTTAAAATGGATTAATAAATGCAAGTAAAAATTGTAGGCTACACTCAACCACCTGAAGGCGCTTTTATTGGATTAGATAATGTACAAGACATTATTGCATATTGTGCAAGAGTATCTAACCCTAGTAATCAAATTAATCAAGAGACTGCACCTAAATTACTTGCTTATCTTTCTAAACATAAACACTGGTCTCCCTTTGAAATGGCATCTGCTACCTTAGAAGTAGAAACGACACGTGATATTGCACGTCAGCTATTACGACATCGTTCTTTCTCTTTCCAAGAGTTTTCTCAAAGATATGCAGATCCAAGGGATATGGAAAATACATTTGTATTGCGTGAAGCCCGTCTGCAAGATCCTAAGAATCGCCAGAATAGTGTTGATGTAGATGATCGTGAACTAGAAACTATGTGGCAGATTAAACAACAGATGGTTATTAATGCATCTAAGGAAGCATATGCTTGGGCTATTGATAATGGTATTGCTAAAGAGCAAGCCAGAGCAGTCTTGCCAGAGGGTAATACAATTAGCCGTTTATATGTTAACGGAACTATTCGTAGCTGGATCCATTATGCTGAACTAAGATCATCTAATGGTACTCAAAAAGAACACATGGAATTGGCTATTGCCATTGCCGAAGCTATCTCTAAAATTTATCAACCAATAAAGGAGTATGTTTAATGGGTCGTAAACTAAGCACTTGGGAAGCACCACCAGGCAGAGGTCATTGTGAAGTGCATTTTGATTATAAAGAAGAATATGCATATATCAAATACTTTGATGCAAATGGTAAGCAATTCTTTATTGAAGAGTTCCCTAATAAGGCTATTGGTTATGTCGAAGATGCTGCAGAGAATTGGACCCTTGGTATTAAGAAACTAACCAATATGTAGTAAATATGTAACACTATTAGTTATTTTATAAAAAAATTAAAAAAAGTTAAAAAAACACTTTACATCTGTATGTGGATATGGTATAAGAGTTATAGAAACAATAATTAAGGATTATAAAATGACAAATGTATATACAGTTTACGGAAATGATGACGGCGTAATAGGTGTTTACGGTAGCTGGAAAAAAGCTACTGTTGCTGCAATGGATTACTGTGGTGATAATGCAGTTGAAGATCGTACTGATTACTCAATGGGTGATGACAAAGATCGCCGTTGGGATACTAGGTTCTTTGACGGTGATTCATCAGGTGCTAGTATATCTCGTTGGTTTGTAGAATAAGGTTATGAAAAATATGCTATCAACATCTATGAGTGTATTGTGCTTATTTGGCATTGTGTCTTGCTATAGTGTTCTTAATCATGAACAAACTACAGAAGCACAATGCATGGCATTAAATATATACCATGAAGCCAGAGGAGAAAGTATTGAAGGGCAATATGCAATTGCTCACGTTACTTTAAACCGAGTTGCTTCAACTAGATGGCCTGATAGCATATGTGATGTTGTATATCAACCTTACCAATTCAGCTGGACGCATCAGATCCGAGATCAGAAACCTAGAGGTAATGCTTGGGCAGTTGCTAAACAAGCGGCAGCTCTTGTTCTATCTGGTGAACATAAAGATAATACTGGTGGAGCCGACCACTACCATGCAGACTATGTTAATCCTTACTGGTCTAAAGACATGGATTTGACTACTACTATCGGCACACATTTATTCTATAAGGCAAGATAATGAAAGATATTGATTATAAATTTAATGAAGGTAATCTAATTGCCGAGTTTAAGAAATACATTGATTCGACATATGGTGGGCACTATGCTCAAAATAAGTTTCAATCAACAGAAGTGATTATCGAAAGAGGTCACGGAACTGGTTTCTGCATGGGTAATGTAGATAAGTATTCAAACAGATATGGTCGTAAGGGCACTAAAGCAGATGCTCGTAAAGACCTTATGAAAGTGTTGCATTATGCTCTCATACAGTTACATATCCATGATAACGATTTGTAACATATATGTAACACTTTTGGAGAAACTTTCTCCATAAACTAATTTAGACTGATCTTTGGTCTAAATAAAATGTAAACGATGAAGCAACGTGAACACATACTGGACTGGGGGGCAGTACCCCACAGCTCCACCAAAATCACTTAGGAGATTACAATGATTAAATGGATTATTAATTCGTATAACAATTGGATGGCTAAGAAAGAAGCAGAGGTACCAAAATACCTAGCTGGTACTGGTGAGTGATTTTGATGGGGCTGAACTAGGATCGACAGGTGTCGTAGTGAAGTGGAGTTTACCGGATGATCGCGTATAGATCAACTAAACTAAATGCAAATGAAAATTTCGCACCATCTGGTTACGCCCTAGCGGCATAACACAGGGAGCTGGCCACTTGCTTAGCAACAGAAAAGTGGCATTAACTATTCATCAATATAAGGAAATTAAGATGAAAATTGCACTAACAGCAGCAGCCCTAGTATTGGCTGCATCTACAGCATCTGCTGGAGACCTAAACATTGGTGGCCAAACTATTTCAGCCGGCGGTGAATTTGATATGAACTATACAACTGGTACCGAACTGTGGGCTTTGGATTTTACTCCTAAGGCAGGTCTTAACGCCTTCGGTGTAGATTTCTCAGTAGATACAACATTTGATGTTCTATCTTTGAATGATGCATCTAAAGACGCATTTACTGGTCTTGACTTTGTAGCTGGTTATACACTAGGTGGCGGTCTTCGTACTTACACTGAAGTTAGCACAAACTCAGACCTAGAATTTGGTGATGTGACTATGGGCGCAACATTTAACTTCTAATAAATACGAATAAGGGTTGCTTACTTAATAAGCACGTGAGGAGCCATGGTTAGCTCCTCTTTTTTTATTATAAATAGGGATAGGAGAGGTGTATTATGATTCTTTTTATTTCTGTCGTACTAGGGCTTTTGTGGTCACAAGTTATATCACACTTTGGTGCGTCAATACTATTACATAGACATTATTGCCATAAACAATTTGAGGTACCTAAATGGTTTGAAGCCCTAGGTCTTTCAATGTTAATGGTCGCTTGTATTAGAACACCTATTGGTTGGATTGCTTCTCATAGAATGCATCATAAACATTCTGATAGTGAAAAAGATCCACATTCTTGGAAGCATGTAGGATACTGGAAAGTTTTATTTACGACTTGGAATATAAGAAAAATATCTCCAAAATATTCTCGTGACTTGTTTAAGAACCCTATGTTGGTATTTTGTCACCACCACTGGTTAAAAATTCTTATCATTACAAATATAGTATCATTTATAATAAGCCCATACTTTTGGCTTGCTTTCTGTGCAATACCATTTGTATTTGCAAAAGTAGGATTTGGTTTATTAAATACTGTTGGTCATAATGAAGAAGGTGGTAGTGATGTCGCATGGCTAAATCTTTTTATTGCAGGTGAAGGTTATCATAGACAACATCATCTTAATTGGAAACAAGTCAGATTGCATAAGTGGGATACAGCAGGTTGGATTGCTGAAAAATTATTTGTTAAAGGAAAGTAGATGAAGAAAACTCAATTACCATCCATAATGAAACTAAATGTTAATATAGATTTAGATTTACTTAGAGATAATTGTAACACCCTTGCTGAAAAGTTTGTTGATGTAAGAACAGCAAATCCAGGGCTTTGTATGAATCATGAAGACCTTGTAAAAGATGTTTACGATAACTTCGAACAGATCAATCTTACAACACCATCAGAGATACTACCTCACACAACATCTATTAAGGAACGCTTGAGACGCAGAGAAGAACATTTATATAATGTAGCAACCGAGGATTATACTGGTAGTTATATTGAAAAGATAGTTACACAGTGTAAAGCACCAGCATCTCGTATTCGTATTACTAAACTTGCACCAGGTAAAACTATTCCATTCCATGTGGACTATGATGTATCCTATGCGGTACGTTGTATTGTACCCATCTATGGTGATAATAACACTGTTAATCTGTTTAGACGAGACAATAAGGTTGAGGCATATAACCTTAAGTGTGGAACTGCCTATTTTTTAAACATCGGCTATCCCCATGCAGTAGTTAACATGAGCGACAAACCACGAATTGCTTTAATGTTTAGTTTGGATGGTACAGATGACTTGTGATAGTAAACAGTATTATAACAAGTCACACCTTTGGCCTATTGCACGTGAAGTACAAATAAAGGGTCACAAGATATTCTACGATCAAGAGTTTACTGAACAATCTTACATTGATTATATGAAAGGCTTTGGAGAACTTGAACGACATGAGTTGTTTATGAATTCAAAGGAAGTGCCAGAACTATTTTATGTTACTGATAAACGAGATGAGTCTGGACAGAAAATTGGTATGTTCGGTGGTGGCGAATTAGGCTGGCACTCTAATGGTAATAGCAGGCACAAAATAGATAAGATATTAATCAGCCTTTATTGTGTAGAAGGTGATCCTAATACTACATTATCTATATGTAATACCTCAGATCCTTTCTATGACTTGTCTGAAGAGGATCAGGAATACTTTAAGAATATAGTGATTAGGCTTAAATTTAAAAATAATACAATGTATGAGTTAGATGATAACGATCCAGAACTTGAGTTTATGAGTAAGAACAAAGGTTCTATTCGACCGCTAGTCGGTAGACATCCTCATACAGATAAGTATTATTTTTATTTTCCCTACCATTTTATTTGTAGAGCATGGCATGGGAAAACTCGCATAGATCATAATGAGCTTATTGAAAGATTAAAACCCATTATCTTTCAGAGCAAATATCAGACACATCATATCTTCCAAAAAGGTGATATGCTTCTAATGGATCAATTGACTTCTCTGCACAGACGAACGCCTGTGATGGGAGACCGTATGTTATGGAGAGCTGCAGGTGACTATTCGAAAATCTGAATTAAGAAACTTTCCATATGTAAATGTACCTAGGTTTAAGTCTGTAGAAATATTACTGTTGGCTCAGACAGCGGCAGATACATATTTTAGCAGAGGTTCTGGGCAAGCAACAAAAGAACTAGATCACGTTGAGGCTACACATAGGCATTGGGTAAGCCCTATGATTGATCTATCAGATTTTCCATATTGTTATTATACTCACGGTGTTACTGATGCCATACATCATTGGGAAATGACAGATAAAAGACCATGGCAGAAATTATGTTATGGCGAATATGAATATAGAGATATAATAGGTTCTAAAGGATCCGTTACTTGTGATGTGCCAGGGCAGTATATGGATAAAGAAACTCACAGAGCTGCACTACCTGGTGTAGTTGATCCTAATAAGCCTTTATATATCTCAACACCTTCTGCGGCAGATGGTAATATATTTAACGCTCCTGTTGATAGTTGGAAAAACTCACCACCAGTTATATTAGATTGTACTTATGTATCATCCACTGCTATTAAAACAATAGAAGTACCTAAGACAACTGAGCAAGTGTTCTTTTCTTTCTCTAAAGGTTTTGGTCTTATTGGTAGTAGATTAGGATTAGTCTATACTAAAGAACCACACCCTACTCTACATAGATTAAAAGAATATGAGAACTGGAATTATAGTGGTGTAAGAACGATGCAGCTTCTAATGAATAACTTTGCTGTAGATTCCATGCATACAAAATATAAAGATAAGCAACTTGCCATTTGTAAAGAATACGATTTTACACCATCTGATTGCTTTTACCTTGCAACCACACATGATAGATACTACACAAGACGCAGACGAATGCGTTGGAATGATTCTGCTAGAATATGCTTAACACCTTTATTTGAGGATTACTTATGACTAAACAATTGATGGATTATACACAGGTAGAGCTTGAGCAATTAACTCAAAAGATTTTAGAGAATGGTCATGTGGTTTTACATGATCAAGATTTAACAAGACAACAACTTGTAGAAACTTGTAGTCGTTTTGGAGAAATTGAAGAATTGGATTATTTTATGAATCCAAAGGATAGCCCTCAGATAAGTATTGTGTCAGGTAAGGTTGTCGATGGTAAAGCATTAGGCATGTTTGGACCTACTGAGCTTGAATGGCATGCCAATGGTACTGGTAGATATAACTTTGATGAAATTTGTGTAGGATTATATTGCGTAGAAGAATGTATTGATACAGTACTGTCGTTGGTAGATCAGTGTAGAGCGTTTGAAGAACTACCAGAGAAAGAAAAAGAGTATTATCGAGCTATTGATATTCATCTTGATAATTCTGGACCACGTGCCAGAATATGGAGAAATGATGGAGAGTATTCAAAAGCATATAAAAACCAAGGTGAACAAAATTTTAGAATTGGTCAAGAACACTACAAAGAAAAGTTGGATCGTAGACCTTTAGTTGCAAAGCATCCAGTGTCTGGTCGTGAATACTTTTATCCTATGTTTATTTACTTAACAAAAGCATGGCACAATGGTGTAGAGATAGAGGACTTTGAACACTTCTATGAAATTTTAAATAGTAAAATTACCAGATCAAAATATATGAGTCACCATGTGTTTAGAAAAGGCGATCTACTCTTTATGGATCAGCTCACTACAAGTCATAGAAGGTCTGCTGTTAAGAATAAAGACAGACAACTATGGAGAACAGCATTTGATTATAAGAAAACATCAAAGCAGATACCATGGCCAGAGATTAAAACAAAAATAGAGAATGGTCAGAAAGTGCCTCTGAAGGAAGATTATGAATTTAGTGATATGGCTTATCTTGATTCACCAGAAGCATATAAGCTATTTGAAACTCAAGCAAATATTATTATAGAAAAACAGTGTAAAGGTATTGTTGATGTTGGCTGTAGACATGGACCAGTATTAGATATATTACACTCAAAGGGTTATACTGATTTTGAGTATATGGGGTTTGATACATCTAAGGAGCCTATTGATATAGCAACAGAAAAGTGGAAAGATCATAGTAATATAGAATTTAGATGTGAGAGTTGGAATGATCCAGACTGTTTCTTTGTTGACTTTGATGTAGATCAAGTAATATGGAGCGGTGTATTACTATACAGACCAGATGATCACTTTGAGTTCTTTGATAAGATTACAAATAAATTATACTCAAGCCCTAATGCTATCATACAAGAACCTATGCCATGGCAAAGACACTGGAAAGCTGGTCTTATTCTAAACACTATTGCAGATAGTATGGAAGAATATAAAGATGCATATAAAGAATTTAAAGAATATAAACTCGACCTTGATATATTTGCTGGTCGCAGATTAGTTGCGGATGTTACATTATGATATTAGCACTCAGTACCTCACAAGCATCTAACAGTCTCAACTACAGAGGGCTAAAACTACTCAGCTGTGATTTTGATAGAATAGATTGCTTGGCTGACTATGATATACCTGTAGTAAATGTTAATGGTATGGACGCAGATATACCTAAAGATGTTGCTGCTTTATTTCTTATGATGCATCAGTTTGATAAGTTTGTGTTTGCAATACCAGAGTTTACTGGAATGATGAGTTCAAGTACAAAGAACCTATTAGACTGGGCTGTTGTAATATCAAATATGAATTTAGATCATGGTAAAGGATACCCTTGGACTGATAAACATGTTATACTTCTCACCTTTACTCCGAGTGGAAAAGAAGGTGGTGGCAGACATATGGAACAGACTAAAGATATATTTAAAAAACTTGGTGCAAATGTTGTATATACAGATGTATCTACATATGGTTGGCAGCATGTTATACCAGATAACCAAGAACACTTTACTGAGATGTCTGATAAGATAAACAACTATCTACTATATAAAGCAGATAATAAAGAGTATTTTAAAAACAAATATAATGATTGGAATGAAAAATGGGATTAGAAACTAAAGGTTTGTACATACTTAAAGATGATGATTATGTACCTTATAATTTACCAATGGGTAAAGTGATTTTATGTGGTGTGCCTGGAGCATTTACACCAGGCTGTACTAAAAGACATCTGCCAGGATTTGCAAAGAATTTAGACAAGTTAGATGCTAAGGTTGTGTTTGTTGCGGTTAATGATCCGAGTGTCATGCATGCATGGAATGTATTATATGGTCATCCTCACATTGATGCAGTCGCAGATCCATTAGCTGTATTCAGTAAATATATGGGTAAGGATGTTGACTTTGGTGATTATATGGGTATTAGATGTAAACGATATGCTATGCTTATAGAGGATGGTGTATTTGTAAAAGAATATGCAGATCCGTTTATTGAAGGTGTATTATGATACCAGGCATTGCAGAGTATGTAGATGTTGATCCTCAGCATGAATTATTACTTGACCTGTATGAAAAAGTAAAAGGTGTAAGGGCTGGGGAGGACTTTAATGTTTTTGGTAAGACACCATTTGAGAGTTATTCGTTAGAATATAATATGACTGGTAAGGATACTGGTTATGAAGAAATATATGACCCTATCTTATCTCAGCACAGAATGGTGCATCCACATTATCAGTTTAGATCAACTGGATTTAATACTGCTGATAGTACAGAGAAAGATGTATTCCCTCATACCGACATAGATCAGAATAGAGAACACAGTCAAGGGTACAATATCATATATCCTGTACTTGGAGCAAGTCGTTTAGATTATTATGAAACACTAGAAGACGAAATATGCCTACCTGAAAAGAACGCTCAAGGATATTATTACTATCATGAGTTTAAAGCACAGAGTCAGATGGGTCAAGGCACACCAGAGTTTGAAAAGTTTTTAGCTGATCGTAAGATTGGTGAGATCATTATTGATAAGCCTTGTCTTATTGATACAGAAGTAATGCATAGAGTAATTATTACAGAGGCACCCAGATGTGCATTTGTGACAAGATGGAATAATATACCACCTATTGACTTCCATTCGTTTAAAGAAAGAGTTGAGTCTATATTATGAACTGGCAAACATCATATACTATAAATGATGATTTAAAAGAAAAAATATCTAATATATGCAATAAAAAATTAGAAGGTGAGCCAGACGATCAAGAAGTATGGCATAGAACATCTCATATAACTTTAAATTCCTACACGTGGTCCTTTTATAAAGCAGAGGGGCTTAACGAAGTTAAGGAACAACTTAAAATAATTACAGGCTTAGATACAATATATGAGCATGGATATACATGTATATGGAGATACAACCAAGAGTTTCCAAAGTGTCCAATACATATAGATCATGAAGCTCAACATAAAGGATCTCTTTGTATATCTTTGTCTGGGTACCATAATATATTTTTACATGATATAAAAACAAAAGAAAAACTAGAAAAGATTACTGTGAAAGATAATAGTATTATGTTTATAAACAACTCAAAGTATTATCATAGCGTAGAAGGTAACGGCGATCTGTGGATACTAGGAGTAAAGAAGTGAGAATAGTTCCGTATATAAAAGATTCAAAGCCTACTTATGAGGAACCAGATCAATGCCATGATGCCTTTCTGCAACTACAGGTAGAGAAAGACACTGATAGATTATCAGACAACTATTCTTATAAAAATTTAAACTTAGATAGAATGGTAATGTTTAACTTTGTATTTGATGGAAACAATCCAGTTTTATGTTCAGGTTGCGAGACCATATATCCTGGTGTTGTAAGAGTTATGTCTAGGTATTACCATTATAAAAATTATAGAACAGATGGTACGTCTATGTTTGAGAAGGTGGATAACTTTAAGGAGCTAAATTACTGTGTCGACAACCTTGATGCTCCTCTTATAATTTGGACACGTGAATTCAGTAAAGGTTTCTTTACTAAACTCAAAAGAGCACGCCCTGATATATTTGAAGATTGGCAAGTGTATCCAGATAAACTACAGATAGGAAGCCCACCTTTAAAGAAAGCAAATAATCTACAGTATGTATTTTATAAAGGCGATATTAACTATCTACGCAACCCACAATATGAAGACGGTACTCCATAGAAGCATTTACAAATGTATGTTTCTTTCTGGTGTCGACTAGATAGTGAGAACCATCTGCCGGATACCTGCTTACAACATCATCTATAACAAAAAAGTTATTCTCGTTAGTAAGTAATGGTATATGCATTCTTTGAGTAGGGTCACGGTGATATGTGTAGCATGACTTAGGTGCTAACTTCATAAGCCTTGATCTATACATTCCTAATGAATCTAATACAGAATTAGTATATGGCAGATCATATGCATATACATTAAAATCTTGTTCTGTATTAACAAGTTTAGTCAGACGACCTTCCCCACCAACATTATCTTTTGTAACCTGTAAGGACAATTGTTCTTCATACTCAGGTAAGCCCTGTAGTTCTAATAGTATATGTTCTATGTCTATGCGCATACTGTTAATTCTTTCACATTGTATTCTTGAATAAGAACCCATTCGATAACATCTATCACATAATCTAAAGGCATCTTTTCAACATCTTTATGTGCTGATCTTTCAGTATCAAAGTAACCAAAGTTCAGACACGTTGTTTTCTTACCAGCTATGAACAACTGGTTATTAGCTTCTCGTAAGGCTCTTTTCTCTACAGCATATTTGTGTAGATATGTAAAATCACTTGCGTGAGATCCTATGTTAATGATACGTTTATTAAGAGCTGCTGCTTTGTACAGCATATCTACTTGCTCAAAGCCATCATGTTTACAATTAATGAATATATCACATTCTTCTAATGTAGATACAGTATCATATTTTTGTTTTAATGCTTCACCTAGACCTCGTCTAGTACCAGTAATATAAAATTTCATCTTCGCCTCATTGTAACATATTTGTTACACATTTGTATTATTATCAAATAAACACTTTACAACCATATTTAGTTGTGTTATACTACTTATATCAAATAACGGAGATACATTATGATTAAAGTAAATGATATTCAAGACGCTCTATTAGTAGAGGATCTTATTCAAGGTGTGATCAGACGAGCTGATGGCTGTTCTAAAGAGCACGTGTTAATCGAGCTTGATATGATTTGTACTACTCTTCAAAAAAATGTAACTCGCATGGAAAGCGAAATGGAAAAGGAAGCTGTATAATGTATACTTACACAACTGATTTATTTTCTGATCTTCATAAAGATGTTTATGGATATCGTCCTCGTGGTGAAGCTATGGATGAGTGGAACTCTCGTACTCCTCGCCAGAAGAATGAGCTATATAATGCTCTTTGTGATGAGCTTGAAGCAGTTACTCAAGATGATGAGCGGCGTGCTGCTCGTAATGTGTTTGAGTTCACTGGTGAAATACTTGATATGATTGAGCTAGGTGCTAAAGACAGAGAAACTGCTCTGCGCTGGATGACTCAAGAGGATAAGTTTTATTCTGAGCAATGTGTATCTCACTGGGTCTGGTCTCGTGGCATCTTGTTTACTGACTATGGTAAGCAGTTGGTTAAAGACCTTATGAACATTGTCGAGATAAAAGCAAATTAATTGAAAAAAAATCAAATTAGTTGTTTACATCTGTGATTGGATGTGTTATACTAATTTTAGAAACAAAAAATGGAATGGAGATTATATAATGGCACATGAAGTAGAAATGATTGATGGTGTGGCTCAAATGGCTTTTGTTGGTGATACACCTTGGCATGGTCTTGGTACTCAAGTTCATAATGACTTGAGCCCTTTGCAGATGATGCAGAAAGCTGGTCTTGATTGGAACGTCAAGAAAGTAGATGCTTTTATCAATGTAGGTGATGAGCAAATCAAAACAGGACAACAAGCACTTGTTCGTTCTTCTGATAACTCAATTTTAACAAATGTAGGCAAAGGTTGGAATCCTGTTCAGAATGAGCAAGCATTTGAATTCTTTGCAGAATATGTGGCAGCTGGAGATATGGAAATGCATACAGCTGGTTCACTCAAGGGTGGTCAGCAAGTCTGGGCTCTTGCAAAGATAAAGGAATCTTTTGATGTATTTGGCGATGATACTGTTGAGTCTTATTTACTTTTTTCTAATCCCCATCAGTATGGCAAATCTATTAATGTTAGGTTTACTCCTGTACGGGTTGTATGTAATAACACCCTCACAATGAGCCTAGAAAGCAAAGCTGATCGTGCTGTTGCTGTAGGTCACCGAACAGAATTTAATCCTGATATGGTTAAAGAGCAACTAGGCATTGCACATGAGAAGTTTGCCAAGTATAAAGAAATGGCTCAGTTCCTTGGATCACGTAAGTTCAAAGTTGAAGATTTGTTGAACTACTATAACAATGTGTTCCCTCATACTCACACACCTAATAAGGTTTCTGAAGTAAAAGCTAAAGAGGAAATGTCTCGTACAGCTCAGTTATGTTTAGATAACTTAGAAACACAACCTGGAGCACAGTATGGTGAAGGCTCATGGTGGCAGGCATTTAATTCTGTTACTTATGTTACAGATCACTTACAGGGTCGCAATGCAGAGAATAGATTGCACAGCCAGTGGTTTGGACAGAATCAGCTTCGTAAAGTAAAAGCAGCAGAGCAAGCAGTTAAGTTTGCTGTTGCTGCCTAAGGAGATATATCATGCAACTTGTAAATGATAATAATGATGCTGAGTTAGTTGCCGTTAAAGCAACTAACGACGATGCAGTCACCATTGGAAAAATGGTTGATAACATGAATAGGTCTCTAAAAGATGATGGATATGCCTATAGGTATATTACTGATCTTATTGGTGATAGGATTTATATCCGACAACTCGTATAATATTAACTTTCTCCCTTAACTGAGCCACCTTCGGGTGGCTTTTTTTTATTATAAATACTAGCAAATAATATCTGGAAAAGAGTATGAAAACATTTAAAGGGTTTATAACAGAAATGGCTTCTTTATCTCCAAAAGAAATGGTAAAATACAAATGGCGTATTGAGGTATTTCTTCGCAAGTATAAATCAAAGGATAAGAAAGAACGCACATTTGAATTAGCAAAAGGTAGTAGTAAAGTTACCTTTAAATATGAGCCAAAGGTAGCTGCAGTTGTAGCTAAAGGGAATCAAGCTACACTCAGAGATGTTCGTCTAACCGGTGATGATGGTAAAACATATAGAATTAGTGCACTTGGAAAAACTGCAGAGTTTGGTGGTAAGGGTGCTGGATCTGGTACAGCTAAAGAAGATGCTGAACTTGCAAGCTTGCGTAAACAATTAAATGATATTCGTACTAAAACAGCTATGGGTTATGTTCCTATAAAAGTTGGTAAAAAGATTTATAATGTTGCAGCTACTGAGACAACACCTGGTGTACCAAAGTCTGACTTCCATTTAATTGATGTTGATGGTAAAGAATGTGTTTGGATTTCTCATAAAGATGGTAAAGGTCCAAAAGACTTCCAACAATGGGGCGGTATCTCAAAGAGATCAGAACCTACAATTCACAATCATAAAGAAGTACAAGCATTTATTAATGATTTAAAAACACAATATCCAGATGGCTTACCACGTGCCACTTCTTTATATCGCAAGATTAAAGATAAGAAATTAAAAAATCTAAGTGTATATGGTAACCAATATGGTAGAGCACTAGGGCGACAGAATACTTCTATCCTTATTCAAGGACCAGTAAAGCTGGTTAAGAAAGGTAGAGCATACGAATTCCAATCTAACCATATCCATTATAACGGAGATAAGGTTGACGATTTAGGATTTGAGCCTGTGTTATCAGCTATCTATAAAGGTGATCGTAGTGATGCTGGAGTAAAAGGTACTAGAATAGTAATCATGCCAATTCAAGGCAGAAAATTTAAAGGAACAGTTTAATGGCTTGGGTAGCAATAACAAATAATACAGGTTGGCAATACAATAACGCACCAGCAGATCCTGGTGTAGGTAGCCCTCTTCGACCACTGTGGCAAAAACAAACTAATGGTATTAGACAATTTAAAAATGGTACAGAAGTATATGTTGAGGTTCGTAAAGTAGGCGATACTAATAGAACCAGAGGTGAGATGAGCAAATCTTTTTGGGATAGCCGAACTTAACACTTTACTTATTAAAACAAATATGGTATAATCCAAGTATGATAACATTTAAAGAAACACTTACTGAGCAAAAGAATACTCACATGACACACATCGAGGATAAGGTTCTCTATGGTGGTGTTAAGGGTACTCGTGAAGCTATCTTCGCCCTAAGAGATATGCGAGATATGCTAGGTGGTAAACACGCTGGTAGTGTATCAGTAAAATGGGATGGAGCACCTGCTATCTTTGCTGGTACAGATCCCCGTGATGGTAAATTCTTTGTTGCTAAGAAAGGTATCTTTAATAAGAACCCTAAGGTATACAAAACTAAAGCTGATGTAGATGAAGACACAAGTGGAGACCTAGCTGTTAAGCTCAAAGAGGCTCTTAGATATTTGCCTGCATTAGGTATTAAAGGTATTGTACAGGGCGACTTTTTGTTTAGCTCTGGAGATGTAAAGAAGGAAAAAATTAATCGTGAAGCGTATCTCACTTTCCATCCTAATACTATTGTTTATGCTGTCCCTGTGGCAAGTGAATCAGCAAAAGCCATTAAAGCAGCCAAAATTGGTGTCGTATGGCACACCACATATACAGGTAACGACTTTGCCTCCCTTAAAGCCAGTTACGGAGTCAACGTGTCTGCTTTTAAGTCTACAAAAAATGTCTGGTCACAAGACGCCATGCTAAGAGATATGACAAAGTTTACTATGTCAAAGAAGGAAACAGATGAAGTTAATAAGTACCTCAGTGAGTGCGGTAAGCTATTCAACCAAATCTCCAGTAGCACACTCAAAGAACTTGAATCAAAGCAAGACCTTGCACAACTCATCGAACAGTTCAACAATAAGTATGTTAGAAAAGGACAGATTGTCAAGGATACATCACGGCATACTGCCATGCTTATACGTTGGATCAAACTTAGGTTTGGTAAAGAAATTAACAAAAGAAAGTCGGAGAGAGGTAAAACCACTCAACGAGATAAGTTAAGTGCGACACTTGAATTCTTTTCAGATAAGAATAAAGCAAATCTAATAAAAATGTTTGAATTACAAAAGTTAATGGTACTTGCTAAATTAAAACTTATAAATAGACTTAACCAGTTGAGTATGACTAAGGCTTTTGTTAAAACTAAAAACGGATTTAAAACCGTTGGGGCAGAAGGCTATGTTGCAATCGACAAACTTGGTGGTGATGCAGTGAAAATCGTTGATCGTATGGAGTTTTCATACAACAACTTTTCACCCAATGTTGTTAAAGGATGGGAAAAGGCAGGTAAATAAATGAAGAATTTTAAGACATTCTTAGAAGAAGGCTCAGGCGTTGACGAAGCGCTATCTATTATGCAGCGAAGAAAAAAGGCTATTAGTCTTCGCAAGAACAAAGCTAAGTTAGCTATTGGTCGCAAAAAAGCCGCAAATAAAATAGCAAGTCACGGCGTGTTAAAGAAGCGTGCTCAAAGAGCAGCAAGAAACCAGATGGTTCGTAAGATTACTAAGGGTATTGGAAAAGGTGATCTAACTAATGCTCGTAAAGCCGAAATGGAAAAACGCTTAGATAAGATGAAACCACGTATTAATCGAATAGCAAAAAGATTAATTAAAGATGTTCGCAAAAAAGAAATCGCAAGGAAACGTGGTAAATAATGAGCGTCCCAAGTTTTAGTCAGTATCTAGTTGAAGAGGAAAGGTCCGTTTACTTTACGTTCGGACGAATGAATCCTCCTACGATTGGTCATGAAAAGTTATTGAATTCACTAGCAGCTAAAGCTGGAAGAAATCCATATCGTGTATACCTATCACAATCTCAAGACAAGTCAAAGAATCCTCTAATGTATATGGATAAGATTAAGATTGCAAGGAAGATGTTTCCTAAACATGCAAGACAAATTCTTATTAATAAGAAAGTTAAGTCTGCCATGGATGTGGCAGTTGCTTTATATAATGAAGGCTTTAAACAGCTTGTTATGGTTGTTGGTTCAGATCGTATACGTGAGTTTGATATTCTATTAAATAAATATAATGGTAGTAAAGCTCGTCACGGGTTCTATAACTTTGAGAAAATTACAGTATTATCCGCTGGAGAAAGAGACCCTGATGCTGAGGGTGTCTCTGGTATGTCTGCATCTAAGATGAGAGCTGCAGCTAAAGCAAATGACTTTACTTCATTTGGTCAAGGTTTACCTAGAGCAATATCTAACAGTGATGCTAAGAAACTATTTAATAGCATTAGAACTGGTATGAATATTAAGGAAGAAGCATCATTTAAAAATCATGTTGAACTTGCTTCAGTATCAAAAGAGCGTGAAGCCTTTGTTGCTGGTGAGTTATTCAGAGAAGGTGATGAGGTTATTATTAAGAAAACTGATGAAGTTGGTACTATTACAATGTTAGGTGCTAACTATGTAATCGTAGAGACAGCTGATCGTAAGACACGTCAATGGTTAGATTCAGTAGAAAAGATTGTCGAAGAAGCTAAGTATGACTATGGTACAGATGCTTCAGTAAAATATATTAAGAAAACTACACCTGGCCAAAATGAAAAGAAGAATGCAGAAGATCCTGATATTGGTGATCGCAAAGGTTCTCAGCCAGTCAATTATCATAAAGGGCTCAAGAAGTCAACTAAGGTTGCACGTGATGCTCACTTTAAAAAGAATGCTAAGAAAGCTGATGATGATAAAAGTGCTTACACACCGGCACCTGGTGATAAAAAAGCTAAAACTAAGCCTAGTAAGTATACAAAAAGATTTAAGCAAATGTTCGGAGATGATTAATGTTAAAATTTAGCCAATATATTAGTGAAGATGCTGGCAAGTCTCTTGCGGACAAAGCTGCAAAGTCTGGATACAGTGTAGGCAAACTTAAAAAGATTTATAATAGAGGCGTAGCTGCTTGGAAAACTGGCCATCGTCCTGGGACCACTCCTCAACAATGGGGTCATGCAAGAGTAAATGCATATATTGTTAAAAAGAAATCAGGTAAAAAACTTAATCACGATACGGATTTATAAAAATGGGTAAACAAAGAGAAGCATTTGGACGTGCTAGGT